AGAAACTAAAAACACTAAAACATTTAAGAAAGGAAACAATTATGGGAAGAATTAACTATGATGATGTAGACAAGTATGGTGGTTCTGATAGTGAATTTTTAAAACTTGAGAATGATGGTGACATGGTAACAGCACAGCTTCTTGTATCTGATATGGAAGATGTTGATATCTATGCTTGTCATCAGGCTGTTGTTGGTAAGTGGGATGATGGAAATGATAAGACAAGATTTGTAAACTGTCTTAGGAATTATGATGACCCTATTGATGTATGCCCTATGTGTGCCGCAGGATTAAAGACACAGGTGGTAATGATGTTGGCTATGGTTGACCAGCAGGATGCAAAGATTAAGATATGGAATCGAGGAAAGACTTTCATTCCTAAGATTAAGAATCTTGTAAACCGCTGGGGAGATATGCGTATGCAACCAGTAGATATTATTCGTAATGGTAAGAAATGTGATAAGAAAACCAAGTATGATATACAGGTATCTCCAGCAAAGCCTATTGATATCAGTAATTTTGAAAAGCCAGAGTTTTTAGGTGGTTATATTATGGATAAGTCAGCTGATGAAATGCAGGAATATCTTGATACAGGTTCATTTCCTGATACAGATAATACAGATACTAATCAGGAAGATAATACACAGGTAAGACGCAGAAACACTGAACCACTTCCATCAAGAAGAGGAGCAAGCAGAGCAACAAGCAGAAGGGCAGGTATGTAATATGAAAAAATTATTTATTAGTCAGCCAATGAGAGATAAGACAGATGAGGAAATTAAGTCAGAAAGAAATAAAATTATACAGAGAGTAAAAGAAGGATATCCAAACGAGGATATAGAAGTGATTGACTCTTTCTTTGAAAATGCACCACATGATGCAAAGCCATTGTGGTTTTTGGGTAAGTCTTTGGAATTACTTTCAACTGCCGACATCGCATACTTTGCTAATGGTTGGGAAAATTATAGAGGTTGTAAGATTGAAAATCAGTGTGCCATTGCATACGGAATAGATGTAGTTGAAGATTATCATAAGTAGGAGGATTATATGGCTTTATCATTTGCAAGACCAAAAAACAATGATAAGAGTATAGTTCAGAAGTCTAAAACAATAACTAATAGAACAAGTATAAGGGGCGGCGGTGGTAATAACATTGCCGCTCAAATACAGTCTATAGTGGCTATTGCTAACCAAAAATTGGCAATACATAATGATGACTATATTCTTATTAGAGAACCTGACCAGTTATATGAATACATGAAAGAAATGAAACAGGTTGGGGAGGGTGCGTTAGATACAGAAGCAACAGGATTAAATCCGTTACTTGTAGATATAGTAGGTGGTTGTATCTATACTCCAGGACAGAAAGCGGCTTATATTCCTATTAATCATAAATCTTATATAACAGGTGTAAGAACTAAAGACCAGTTAGATGAGCAGACAGTTTCTAAGATTATGAAAGATTTCTATAAGGATATCAGATGGATTTTCCATAATGCTAAGTATGATATTCGTGTATGTAGAAAAACATTAGGAATTGATATTCCACCTTACTGGGATACAATGTTAGCGGCTTATTGTATAGATGAAGAAGAAAGTCACAGATTAAAGGATTTGCATTTAAAATATTGTGATAGTAAAGATACTGAATCACTCACATTTGATTCTTTATTCAAAGGAGTTACATTTGACCTTATTCCAATATCAACTGGATATTTATATGCCGCAGGTGATGCTATAAAGACATATGAGTTATATGAGTATCAAAAAACATTATTAAACAGACGAGTATTAGCTGGACCTTATAATGTATTTTGGAATATAGAAATGCCACTTATACCAGTTGTAGCGGATATGGAAGATAGAGGTGTATGTTTGGATTTTGATGTATGTAAAAATCTACATGAAAAATATCATAAGATAAGAGAAGAAAGACAAAAGCAAGCTGATGAAGCAATAGCAATGTATCAGAATGAAATTGATACTTATAAAATGAAAAATCCTAATAATAAGCTATCAGACCCCATATCATTATCAAGCCCCACTCAGCTTGCAATATTGTTCTATGATATTTTAGGATTAGAAAGTCCAGATAAGAAAGCACCAAGAGGAACAGGTGAAGATATTTTAAAACATTTTGCACAGGGCAAACATAAAGATTTATGTGAAGCTATCTTAGGAATGAGAAATGTTGATAAGCTGTTAAGTACTTATATTGATAAGATGCCTGAAATTGCTCTTGAAGATGGAAGAGTTCATGCAAGTTATAATCAGTATGGTGCTAAGACAGGACGATTCAGTTCACAAGACCCTAACCTACAGAATATTCCTTCACATAATAAGGAGATTAGACAGATGTTTAAGGCTCAAGACGGCTATGTGCTTATAGGTTCTGATTTCAGCCAGCAGGAACCAATGGTAACTGCTCATTTATCTGCCGACCAGAAAATGCAAGAAGCATTTATAAATGGCAGGGATATTTATGCGACTATTGCCGCACTTGCTTTTCATAAGCCATATGAAGAGTGTAAGGAGTTTCGGGAAGATGGAACGGTAAATCCAGCGGGCAAAGAAAGAAGAACACAAGCTAAAAGCATTGTATTAGGTATCTTATACGGCAGACAAATTCCATCTATCGCAGAACAGCTTGGAGTATCTACTAAAGAAGCTCAAGCAATATATGATAAGGTTATAGCTTCATTCCCAGCTCTTGGAAAGTTCATTGAAGATTCACAGAATATGGCGAGAATTGAGGGCTATGTGACTACAGCTTGTGGCAGAAGAAGACATTTAAAAGATATGCAGTTAGAACGATATGAATTTTCATATAGTGGAAAAGTCACTAATTTTGACCCACTGGCATTTGGAAGTGAAGTATCAATTGAAGTTCCTAAGAAGGTAAAAGACAACTACATCAAACAACTTGATAAAGCATTTGGTTGGAAAAAGAAAAATGATATAATTCAAAGTGCTTTAGCTCAAGGAATTAAAATCAAGGATAATGGTGAATATATCGCACAGGCAGAGAGACAATGTGTTAATGCAAGAGTACAAGGTTCAGCCGCAGATATAACAAAGCTGGCTATGATAGCAATAAACAATGATGAAAGAATGAAAGAGCTTGATTTCCATTTGCTTATACAAGTTCATGATGAAGTTATAGGAGAATGCCCTATTGAAAATGCAAAGGAAGCGGGGGAAAGACTTTCATATCTTATGAGAACAGCTCCTACTCATTTGATTAAATTACCTTTTAAGTGTGATGTTGATTTTACTAAAAACTGGTATGGCGAAGAAGTGGAAATAACTTAAAAAAATTGGAAATAGTAGTTGACATTCCATATATTATGTATTACAATATAATCAAGTTAAGAAAACAAATACATATTATATGGAGGTAATTATTATGAACAATATGATGATTAAAGAAGAAATGAGTAGAGAAGATAAGTTATACTCAATGAAAGGTGATATGCTTATTGCAGAATGTGATAAGTTAGGAGTAAAGGTTAACTGCAATAAGACAAGAACTCAGCTTAAAGAGAGCAAGGCCAAGGTTATAGAAAGAATTTTAGCTTTTGAAAGTGAAGTAGACAATAGTGTATCTGTAGCTGATGAATCAGTAATTGAAACTGTTAATGATAGTGTAGCTGATACATCAAGTAAGAAAGAATCTGCTACTATTGATTTAGATGTAGAATCATTTTGTAAGAAAAATCAGTTGACTATGCACACAGCCGCTAAGAAGAATACTTATTATATTAAGTTAAATTCTAAGACTGTAAAATTAAGAGTAACAAAGAAAAATTATGTATGCTATAAGTCAGGTAAGTATGATAATGGTACTTATGAAGAAAAGAGCAATCGAACAAAGTATGTATTAACATCTTTAACTGACTTATTAACTTTAGCTTAGAAAGGAGTAATATATGACTGTTATTGATAATGTTGAACCTGGAGACAAGTGGGAATTTGATTCTAATGTAGCAGAATGTTTTGAGAATATGCTACAGCGTTCTATTCCACAGTATAATTTAATGCGTGATTCTATAGCTGGTTTGAGTAAGTATATACTTGAGCAATCAGATAAACATACAGTTAGTATATTAGATATAGGATGTTCTGATGGGTTAATGATTCAGTCATTAAAAACCATATTAGATAAGTTATCTGATATAGACATTAGATATACTGGCTGTGATGTATCTGAACCTATGTTGACTAAGGCAAAGCATAGATTTTTGGATGAATTAATTGAAAAGAAAATTACTATTCTTAATTGTGATTTACGCACAGATTATCCGGTTGGATTGTTTGATATAGTAACATCTTGTTTGACAATTCAGTTCACACCGATTGAATATCGTCAGCACATAATTCAGAATATATATGATTCATTAAGCAGTAAGAATGGAACATTTATTATGGTAGAAAAGGTGCTGGGCAGTACAGATATTCTTAATCAGGCTATGGTGAATAATTATTATGAAATGAAAAAGACTAATGGTTATTCAGAAGAGCAGATTGAAAGAAAGAGACTATCATTAGAAGGTGTATTGGTTCCAGTTACTAATGATATGAATGTTAATCTATTAAAATCAGCAGGATTTAAGCATGTTGATGTATTTTGGAGATGGATGAATTTTACAGGTTATATTGCAATAAAATAAAGGAGATTATATGTTAGAACCCATTAAACAATTAGATTCAAATGGTCTTACTTGTATAGATTTATTTTGTGGAGCAGGTATAGGAGCATACGGAGTTAAACGAGCTGGATATAATATTTTATGGTCAGTGGATAATGATGAAGATGCTGTAAAAACATATAATCTCAATATTGGAAATCATGCGATTTGTGCAGATATTCGTACAATTCAACCCGATGATATACCAGATTGTGATTTGATGATA